GCGTCCGCGACGTCGTCAAAGAGCTTGCGCTCCGCCCGGCGAAGATGAGTGCCGCTCGGTTTGAAGAGTACCTCAAAGACATCGACCTCTGCTTCGAGACGGTCAAGAACGCCAAATACCGCTGCACCAACGGAAACGTCTACAAGCTGACGACGCCTGGTTGCATGAAGAGCGGTTGGTACATGACCATCGCCGTGAACTCGATCGCCCAGCTTTATGTGCACGTCCTGGCTGCGTTACGCGCCGACTGCACTCCGGAACAAATCAAGAGCGAAGAGTTCGCGTTTGTTTCCGGTGGCGACGACGTCTTGCAGACTTTCCCTGACGAATTCAAAGTAGAGCGCTACCAAGAAGAAACGCGCTCGCTGGGGTTCAATGTCACGGACTTCAAGAAAAACGACTCCTTGGACGGAGCGGAGTTCTACAGCAACAAGCTGGTGTGGGCGGACGACAAAGGATTGGGACCCCGTTGGGAGTACCACCCCACTCGTTTCACCAAGCATGTTCAGAACCTGCTCCGCGTCCGGACTGGCGATCTTGCGCAAGCTATCGCCAGCGCGATGCTGAACCACGCGTGGGACGACAAGAAGTACGAATTCTTGTACCAGGCCTTCATGGAGTTCCGTGAAGGTCGTGAGGACCAATTCCCGTTGTCATTGTGCCGCAAGCAGAAGGACTTGCAGCACAAGGTCCGTGGTCTCGAGTAGACCAGACAACCCTGCATGTTGCATATTACATATAAATACATATTATATATTAAGTAGGTAGATGGCGCGAAATGAACGCGTCTCTAGGGATAGGGGTTGCATGTAAACCGGACGGATATGGAGGGCGGGGCAAATGTTACCGGAGTGGACTTGGCCGTATTTTCAGGAAAACTACACGGGCCCATACCTCTCGGACGGAAAATTCCAAGCATCAGTAGCAAATGGGAGAGCCAAACCAAAAAGCAAACTAGATGCTCTATCGCGGAAGCACGACCACGCTTACGCAGTAGCAGGAACAGAATACGAAAAGAGGATGGCGGATGCGGAGTACTACAACGAGACAAGAAATATGTCATGGTTCCCACGATTGGCCGGAACCATCGTACGGTATGGAAACCAACCGTCACTGCTCGTCACCGATGCATGGGGGCAAATGGGAGGAATGCACAGTCAGCCATGGGGCGGTCTAGGAAACCTACGGGGAGCCAGACCGCAGCAAAGCAGACTGCAGCGAGCCGCGCACTCAGTAGACTACGAACCAGAAAATCGAAGTGTACCAGCGCGAACCACCACGGCGCCCACATCAACACAGCCAAACCCAACATCGCCAACGCCTTACCAAGGCTTCGACTCATACGGGGGAACCACAGCGTTCTTGTACCACCCTAGAAACGGGAGGACGCAAGCGTTCCTGCACCAGGCAAAACGAAGCCGACGCCGCCGCAATTAAGCGGAGGAGGTCGGGCAAAAATGAAGAAAGTTCGGAACCAGAAGCTAAACACGCTATCAAAGCGTATGAAGCAAAAATCGCGAACGAAAAAGAAGAAGAAGAGCACACCGAAGCCTCGAGCCCAGTTCGGCCCGGTGTCGATGGTTACCACAGCTCCAGTAGCTATGGGGAATTCCATTCGCGGCTCCTCCAGCCACGTCACCAACATCAAGAATGGAGTAAGTGTGACTGGCCGTGACTTCATGTTCGCGCCGATTGGTTCAGTAGCAACTGTTACGAACTGGACCATGATCGGCGGCACGCCTTTAGCGCCCTGCGCTTTCGGCGACACCGTCTTACGGCAATACATGCAAATGTACCAAAAGTACCGATGGAAGCGCATTACGGCGTACTACATCACCTCGTCAGGCACGTCCTCGACGGGTGATGTTATGTTCTACCGCGCGAAGAACCGGGACTCAGTGTACATCAACCAGACGTCTAGCTTTCTACTGCCGTTCGTCATCTCGGATCCCGATACGATTATCGGGCCCCAATGGACGAATCACGCGGCTAGTATGACAGTCCAAGGTACGTGGAAATCCACGGACTACGGAATGAACTCGGACATAAACGAGTTCGCGGACGGCGAAATTTTCCTACTAGCGAAGACGGTGACCACGGACAGTCCTGGCTACGTATTATTTGACTACCAAATCGAATTTGCGGAGCTACAGATTAGTCCGCGACTGCTCTCGCTGCCAATGCCTCGCGCCCAGTACTACAACACGGTACTCGGCGGGACGAGCGTAGCGATGACAAACACTACAGTTATCAAACTCGTGTGCCAAGGTACAACGATCTCTGGTGCAGCGGCCTCAACGCCGCCAGGGATCATGATCGGCGACATCTACAAAATGATCGTCGACAAGACCAACTCAGCGGCGGTGCCGAACGGCATCGTCAAAGTTGACGCTGACCTGGGCGCAGACAACCGCGTCGGAATCGACCTCGTGGATGGGACGACACTTTATGTCGTGAACACCGCGAACGGTTTCCTGTGGTTTGAAAACGTATCCTCTGCCTACGCGGGCGCGAACCCACTCAAATACACTGCGACGAACACAGCGAACATCGCGGTGCAAGTGTGGCTGAGCCTCGTGGGCACAGTGAGCAACACAAACACCAACCCAAACTTTTGAAGGAATAAATAGCCGACCGTTCTAGGCGTCTGTTGAGGTCCTTGCCAAAACAGAAATGACCCAACTGTTTTGAAAGCCTGCCAGTCTGAAGAGCAGGTACCTAGCAAGGCGACTGGATGGAGAGGAAACCATATCAACCTGCGAACCGAC